TGTTGTCTAACCTATAGCTGTGTTATGTATTCCTGTTGTCTAACCTATAGCTGTGTTATGTATTCCTGTTGTAAGATAACTTTGCTATATAGGGGGAATTTTAACGAACAGTGAAATTCGTTTTTACGATCTTAGAATATACGATATCAGATATCTCGGGTCTACGCGAAAAAATCTGTACGTTAAAAAGAGTTTTTACTACACGCGATATTTGCCCTATTATATAAAGTCGAAGTTTTTAGATTATTTTTTGCTTTATAATTTTTGTTTCCCATGCTACAACTAAATACTTAACACCATGTGGAGAGAGACATGACCGTTTACATAACCCAAGAAATGCGTGGCAGAGACATTACAGATGCTACAAGCTTTGGGAATATAGAAATACTATTACCTGTAGGTGAACAGGCAACACTTTCCACACAACCTACAATAAGAAGAATTACCAGAAAACTTAGCAAATTTAATGATGAAGATTACTTGCTATTGGCAGGAGACCCTACAGCTATTGCTTTAGCTTCTGCTATCGCAGCGCGTAATAATTCTGGTAAATTTAAAATGTTAAAATGGGATAGGCAAGAAGGCAAATACTTTCCTTTGCAGGCTGACCTAAATTACCGACCAGGAGATAGTAATGAATAGTTTTGAAAATATTGCAAGTCAATTAACGCAAACAGACCAAAAGGGTTTGAGCTTAGTAAGCTCTTTAGCCCACCAACAACTTATTTTAGAAAACAAAGTAGCCAGTTTAGAAGCAGAAGTAAAAGAAACTAAAAAAGACCTTAGAAAAATACAAGAAGATCTTTTACCTGCCGCTATGCACGAAAACAACATGAAAGACTTTACTATGAACGATGGTTCTAAGATTGAGATAAAAAAGTTTTACAATGGTTCTGTTTCAAAAGAAAAAACGCAAGAAGCATTCGATTGGCTGATAAACAATAATCATGGCGATTTAATTAAAAATGTAGTGGCTGTGAATTTTGTGCGTGGACAGGAAGCTAAAGCTGACGAGTTCCAAAAGAAATTAGAAGAAGAAGGCGAATCTTTTAATACAAGAAAGTGGGTAGAACCCATGACGTTGAAAGGGTGGATTAAGACAGAATCAGAAAAGGGTGTGGAAATACCTGCTGATCTGTTCAACATCTACATAGGTGAAAAAACCAAAATAGATAAACCAAAAAGCTAGAGGAGCGAACATGGCTAATAAAAGTGAGTTAACCAAACCAAAAAACACTGCTGTTGCCACAGCATCATTTGAAGAGTATGGCAATGCAGGATTTTCAGAGGTACAAGCAGAAGATCTTGCTATACCTTTTTTAAGAATATTAGATACTAAATCACCACAGGCAATGGAGCGAAGCCCTGAATATATTGACGGGCTCAAACCAGGAATGTTTTTCAACTCAGTATTGGGGGAAGGGTACGATGGTATTAAAGGCATTGATGTAATTGCTTGCCATTATAATAGGCGGTACAATGAATGGGTTCCCAGAGACCAAGGTGGCGGTTTTAAAGGTTCTTATTTACCAAACGACCCTATTGTCAGCACTGTAAAGCCACACCCAGACCCAAACATTTTCCAAGAGTTATTACCTAATGGAAATATTTTGGCTAACACAGCACAGTTTTTCAGTTTAATGATACATGAAAACCTTGGTCCGCAAAGGGTACTTATACCTATGGCTTCATCACAGCTTAAAAAGTCTCGTAGTTGGCTGTCAAATGCCCAAGCTTTTACAGGTAAAAAAGCAGACGGCACAATTTATACAATGCCATTGATGTCACAAATATGGACATTAACTTCTGTGCAAGAGAAAAATTCCAAGGGGGATTGGTTTGGTTTTTCTATTAAAAGAAAAAGACAATTAGATTTAGATAATGCCGCAGATACAAGCTTGTTTGAAACTGCCGTATCGTTTGCCCTTTCTGTAAAAGCAGGAGAAGTAACAGCACAAGAAAAAAGTGCTAATGCCACACGGCCTATGGATGATGAAATACCATTTTAAGTAGGCAATACAGGACAGCTATGGGGAGTCGAGACCCCATACTGCGGAGGTTGCCTAGGAAAAGGTTATTCACATTAATTCATGTTTATGGGTTTCATCTAAACACTAGGCAACCTCTACTTTAATTAGAAAGAGAGGTAACAGTGTCATTAGCAGAAGAGTTTTACAATTTGTTCAAAGGTAGCGATATAGCTCATGGAACATTTGTAGTAAAAAATAACCGAGCAAGTGATGGCAAAAAACAGGGTAGTGCCAAAATATTAAGAGAGCCAACCACTATAGAGATGTGGCAAGAGCATTTAAAAGGTGGAGTTGGTTTAGGTATAATTCCTATACGCAGTGATAACAAATGTCAATGGGGTGCTATTGATATAGACGATTACGCGGTTAGCCATAAAGATTTAGTAGCCAAGTTAAAAGAAAACAAAATCCCTGCTGTAGTTGGTAGAACTAAAAGTGGAGGAGCTCATGTTTGGCTATTTGTAAACGAAACAGTTGAAGCAGAAGATATGCAAAGGAAAATGACAGAGTTAAGTGCGGCTCTGGGTTTTGCAGGTAGTGAGATATTCCCTAAACAAACAACTATTTTATTAGACAGGGGTGATACAGGCAACTTTTTAAATATGCCCTATCACGGATCAGACAGCTCTACACGATATGCTTTTGATACTAAAGGTGAAGCTTTAAATACAGAGCAGTTCATACAACACTGTAAACGGTTTATAATGAAACCAGAAAAGTTTTATGAGTTGAATACTAACTTTGGAACTAAGGAAGGCGTTTTAGAAGAAGGTCCGCCTTGCTTACAACACCTATGTAGTAAAGGATTTGGCGAAGGTTCTAGAAACAACGCCCTATTTAATTTAGGAGTATATGCACGTTTGTTTGATGAAACTAATTGGGAAAGCTTAGTACAAAGATATAATATAGATTACCTTCACCCTCCGTTAAGTCACAATGAAGTTGGTGCAGTTATAAGACAGCTTAAAAAGAAAGATTACTTTTACAAGTGCGACGACCAACCTATAAAACCTTTTTGTGATAAAGAGGTTTGTAAATTACGAAAGTTCGGGGTTGGTCCAAGTGGCGTAGGCAGTGATATGTCCAGCTTAACTAAAATAGATGGCGACCCACCTATATGGATTTTAAATGTAGATGGTGCTAGGTTAGAGTTAACCACTAGCGGATTAACAAGCCAGATACAGTTTCAGAAAGAATGCGTAGCACAGATAAATAAATTTCCTGTAGCTATAAATCAAAGGGCTTGGCAAACTAGAATACAAACTTTGTTAGACAATGTTGCTATTGTTGAAGTACCACCTGATGCAACTTTCAAAGGTGAGTTTGAAGATTTGTTAAATGCTTTTGCTTGTGAAAGAGCTAAAGGAGAAGAGCGTGAGGACATTTTACAAGGGGTAGCCGTTTGGGTAGAAGATAAAGTGTTTTTCCAAGTAAAAGATATTAAGAAACATTTATCTGTAAATGATTTTAACCATTACACTTCAAACAAAATAACATTACGATTACAAGACCTACAGGCTGAAAAAATGTTTTGGCGAGTAAGGGGTAAAGGTATTCATGTATGGTCTTTGCCACAAGACTTTTTCCAAATAGATGATTCGCAAATGCCCCTGCCCTCTTTACCTGCAGGAGAAGATGTGATTTAATGAAAGTAGTACTCGGTCCTCCTGGAACAGGCAAAACAACAAGATTAATTAACCTTGTTGAACAGTACCTTACATCAGGCGTTCCACCAGATAGAATAGGCTATTTTGCTTTTACAAGAAGAGCCGCAGAGGAAGCAATAGACAGAGCTTGCACACAATTTAACCTTTCTAAAAAAGAACTGCCATACTTTAGAACATTACACAGTCTTGCTTTTTTAAGAGCAGGGCTGACTCACTCACAGGTTATGACACCTGAAAAATACCAAGAAGCGGCAGATTGGTTAAAGATCGGTAGGTTTTACAGCGGCTCACAGGTAGAGCAAGGTCCATATAAAGATTTTGGTTATGGCGATAAATTTTTAGAAATCATAAACATTGCAAGAATATTAAGAAAACCTTTGAGGAAAATTTATAATGAAAGTATTGTTCCTCTAAAAACAGATTGGGCGAGGGTAGATTATGTGGACAGAGGGTTAGCACATTGGAAAAGATCTTATGGGTTGCAAGATTACGCAGGTATGTTGGAGTTATTTGTAGAGCAAGAGCTTTGCCCTAAATTAGAGATTGTTTTTATTGATGAAGCCCAAGATCTATCCCCTTTACAATGGGAAATGGTGCGAATGTTAGAAAAGAACAGTAAGGTTTGTTATGTTGCAGGTGATGATGACCAAGCTATTTTTCGTTACGCAGGAGCAGATGTAGAGCATTTTATTGGTTTAGAAGGCGAAGTAACTTTATTAAACCAAAGTTATCGTATTCCTACTTCACACCATACATTGAGCAGTAAAGTTATACAAAAGATAGTTGGCAGAAGAGAAAAAACTTTTAAACCAAGAGATGAAAATGGTGATATATTTTGGCATCGCCATTCTGAAGAGGTAAACCTTGCTGATGGAGATTGGTTGTTACTTAGCCGAACTACTCGTGGAGCTCAACAAATTGAAGAAGAAGTTAGGCGTAGGGGACACCTGTATATATACAATGGCTCAACCAGTATAGATAGTAAGGTAATAGAATCAGTTAGGTTATGGGAATCTTTACGCGAAGGCAATAAATTAAATGTAGATCAAGTGCGGTTAGTGTACAAACAAATGTTATTAAACTCGCAAATAGCTTACGGATTTAAAACAATGCCTGATGGTCAAGAAGGGGTGTTTTATTCTATAGAAGAGCTACAGCAAAATCATGGTTTATTACACAGTCTGCCTTGGGATAAAGGATTAGGCAAAATAAGTAGCAGAGATAGGGTTTATATTAGAGCTTGCTTGCGTAAAGGCGAAAGCCTGACAACTGTACCACGTTTAAGGATTTCAACCATACATTCTGCAAAAGGAGCTCAAGCTAACAATGTAATGCTTTTAACAGATACAATGCGTAGACCTTATTCTATGTGGAGAAAAATAAAGGGTTATGAAGATGATGAAGCAAGGGTTTTTTATGTTGGCCTTACAAGAGCAAAACAAAAGCTACATTTGATACACCCGATGTTTAGTCAGGGTTATGCTTTGCCCTATTGAACAAATAAGAACAAATAAAGCTTATCAATATAAACGGCTTGTGTATATATAGTATGGCAAGGTTAACACACAGAAAGGAGTGACCATGCAGGTAAAATATTTTACTAAACATTCATTAACTTCAGCTAATGAAGTTGCAATAAAGACAAACCGTAATCGTTCTATTTGGACAGAAGATGTAGCTGTGTTTGAAGAAATGTTATATCCTGTTGTATTTGATATGGTACATAATGACCAAGAAGTGCGTTTACAAATTTGTTTAAATGCTGAAGGCAAAACAGGGTGGATCGACGTACCGTTTGATACGTACGACAATTTACCTTCAATTGAAGTACCCAATGCAGCGACAACTGCACACTAACTCGAGAAAGGAGTTTTAAAATGTCACATGAAGTAGAAACAATGGCCTACGCAGGAGAGGTTCCTTGGCATGGTTTAGGTAAAAAAGTCGACAATGGTATGACACCTGAGCAAATGTTAAAAGCTGCTCAGTTAGACTGGACAGTAAGCAAACGACCTGCTTTTACTACAGATAAACCAGATTGTTGGAACATTATCGACCCCACAGGTGAAGCAGGGTTTTTAAGATGCCCTGATAACCACTTTTTAGTTAGGGATAGTGATAACAAAGTATTATCCCCTTGTGGTGAAAGTTATGTGCCTTTTCAAAATGCTGAAGTTATGGACTTTTTTAAAAGGTTTACTGAAGCAGGTAAAATGGAAATGGAAACAGCAGGTAGTTTAAAGGAAGGTAAGGACATTTGGGGTTTAGCCAAATTGACCAGTAAGTTTTCCCTTCCTGGAAACGATGAAGTAGGTGGCTATTTGCTTTTAAACAATAGCCATCAGGTAGGCAAAGCTATGACCGCTATGCTTACGCCTATTAGAGTTGTTTGTAACAATACTTTGACGTTAGCTTTAGAACGTAATCAAGACCGCTTTAGAGTATTGCACTTACAAATGTTTGATGAAGAAATCCAAAAAGCAGCAGAGGAAGCTTTAGGGTTGAGTACTGTGCAAATGAAAAAGTTCCAAGAACAATCTGAGTTCTTAGCTAATAAGAAAGCTGAGAAGTTCGATGTAGATAACTTTATTGCAGAGTTGTTTCAACCTAAACTGCTTATTGAAAGAGCAAAAGCTTCTAACCCAGACATTCTACCACACTTGCATGAAGAGTTCAGCCATACTGCCGAACTTGTACATGAAGCAGTAGAAAACTCACCAGGATCAAATATGGATTCTGCCAAGGGAACTTGGTGGGGGGCTTTGAATGGTGTTACTTATGTTATAGATCATAAGAAAAAATCTTTAGCTGAAGGTAATGCTCTGCACTCTGCTTGGTTAGGTAGCGGTGCAAACACTAAACGAAAAGCATTGACAAAAGTATTGGAATATGCTTCAGTTTCTTAACTTGACAAAGTAATAGTTGTCTTGCTAGTGTTCATAACTTATTGTGAACACTAGCAGTTTTCCACAGAAAGGGAGCAAAATGCAAGACACAGTAATAACAAGATTACTACGCAATAAACATTTATCTACAGAAAAAGGTAGGTATTTTTATTGGATAAACGAACGCCATGCCATTTATCAACGCAGAATTAAAAAAGAACAAGCACCTTGGACAACTGACCCCATTTTGCAAAACTTTAAATTCACAAACCCATTTAGAGAAAATGATCGTGTAACAGTTTGGATGAGAAACAACTGGACAAAACCTAATGATAATAAATCATGGGCAGAAATTGTTTTTAATTGTTGTTTGTTTAGAATGATTGGCACAGTAGAGTTTGCTGAGGAACATGGTTGGGTAGAATTTGATTCTACTTGGAATCCTTTGCACAGCAAACAATTAATTTCTGATATGATTTCTCAAAAGAAAAGAACCTTTACAGGAGCTTATATTATCACAAACCAAGGGTTGAAACTACCCAAAGCTGAAGTTGTGATAGACCACTTCTTAAAACCTATATATAAAGATTCAGACAAAATAGCAGAAGTTGCAAAGAGTACTAGATCTTTACAAGAAACCCATGAGTTTTTTAAACAGTACCGAGGTTGGGGTGGCGGTGGCTTTATGTCTTATGAAGTGGTTACTGATTTGAACTACACACCTGTATTAAGATATGCTGAAGATAGATTTGAATGGGCTAATGCAGGTCCAGGAGCGATTAGGGGTTTAAACAGAATCCACCAACGTGAATTAAAAAAAGGCATGAGTCAAATACAAGCTAACCATGAAATGCAACTTCTTTTAGAAGATGCTAAAGAGTTTATTTTATCCCATGTTCCTTTAGCTGAAGTTGATATGCGAACTATTGAGCATAGCTTATGTGAGTGGGATAAATACGAAAGAGTATTGCATGGGCAAGGTAAGCCTAGAAGCAAATACGATGGAAACACTTTATTACAAGTAGATTTACCTGAGGGGGGTGTCGCATGAAACAAGTAGATTTATTTTATTTAAGTCCTAATCCGTATGGTGGTTGGGTTACTTATACTTGTCACTTAATAGAAGCATTAGAAGCTGTAGGTGTTAAATGCAACCTATTTAAGATAAGACCCAAAACTGAAAAGTTCACTCGTAAGTTTGGTTATGATAAACTGTACCGAAACATATCTATGGAAGTTGCTTTATCACGCAAGTATGAAAAGTTAATCGTAGCAGGTGCTAAACAGTTTAAAGAACAAACGCTCAAACTGTATAAAGAGGGTGATGCTAGTATAGTTGTACATGATCCGACAGAGCTAAAAAACCTTCCGAATCCGTTAGATTCGAGCAGGTGCGTAGTGATTAGAAAAATAGGCATAGAAGTTCTTAAAAAAGCAACAGGTAAAGAGCCTACTTTTATACGACACCCCTACAGTTTTATGGAACACACAGGTGAGTCTCGTTTTAACATGGAACGTACAAACACCACAGGTAACAAGGCGATAAGCACTTCTCGTATAGATTTTGATAAACGCACAGATATTTTATTAGATGCTAACAGGTTATTACCCGAAGGTAGCAAAATAAACATTCGTGGTTTTGAGAACAGAATATATACTAGGTTTAAGATAGTGCCAAAGTACCCTGAGTGGGAGCAATCTAAAGCACATTACCCCAGAGAGAAAAATTACGCAGTAGAATTAATGAAGGGTTACACATTTAACGTAGATATGACCCATATAGTTGGTGATGGTGGTGGTACTCAGTACACTTGGTTAGAAGCATGGAACGCAGGTTGTATTCCTATCATACACGAGAGTTGGCTATTGGATAAACCTGATGATATGATTCCAGGATATAATTGTCTTACTGTAAATAGTCCTGAAAATTTAGCAGAAGTGTTGAAAACTGTTCAGCCTTATGATATAATAGAAATCATGCGTCTCAATGGATTTAAAAGCTTAGAACAACACAGCGAATACATAATAGGCCAAAAATACTTTGAATTTTTATTTGAGCGTGTTTAAAAGTGTTTAAGGGGCAGTGTTGCCCTGAGTTACATTAATGGGTGTTACTACCCAAATATTAAAATGAGCAGTCAGAGGGGCTTTATATGCAAACATTTAACGTAAAAAACGTCAGCGAAGCTTTATGGGTAGTTAAGCAAGCCATAAAAGAGGAAGGGCGGTTAGTTCAAACCAGAAACGGAGATGCTTTAGAGTTTACTGGTCCTGTTATTACAAAGTACAGAAACAGTAGGCAACGTGTGATGTTCTACCCTGAAAGAGATGCTAACCCCTTTTTTCATTTAATGGAAAGCCTTTGGATGTTAGCAGGGCGTAATGATGTAGAATGGATTAGCCAATTCAACCACCGCATTGAAGAATATAGTGATGATGGCGATGTATTCCATGGTGCGTATGGCTTTAGATGGCGTGAATGGTTTGGCGACGACCAGTTGGTAACTGCCCTAGAAAGATTATCTTTATACGAAAACGATAGAAGAACTGTAGTGGGTATGTGGGATCCGTGGGAAGATTTACGGACAGATAATGGCGGAAAAGACTACCCTTGCAATACACAAATCTTTTTTTGGAAAAGAGATGAAAAATTACACATGACTGTAGTTAATCGTAGTAATGATATGATATGGGGTGCTTATGGAGCAAATGCTGTACATATGTCTTTTTTGCTTGAGTACATGGCAGGTAAACTGAAATTAAAAGTAGGTGATTATTATCAGTTTAGTAATAATCTTCATGCATACACAGATGTGTTATACAAATTAGATGATATGCAACCAGATTACGAACCCTACTTAACTTTATCTGACCAAGGGCTTTCTTATACTTCACCCTATTTAATAAATAACCCTGATACATTTGATACAGAGTTAAAAAAATGGTTTACACAAGGTACTTTGTATCAACACTATGAAAACAAATATTTAGAAACAACCTGTGACCCTGTGCGCAGGGCATGGAGTTTTTGGAAAAACAAGTGGCCTTTAAAAGCTATAGATGAATGCTACACTATAGAAGACAGGGCTTGGCGTAGGGCTTGTGTAGAATGGTTAGAGAGGAGGTTAAAATGACAAAAACAATAGTTGATATCGGTTGTTTTAATGCTCGTACTTTATCTTTAGCTAACAAACTTTTGCATCGTAAAAAAGAAACATGGTTTGGTTTAATGGTAGAGCCTAATGCTTATATGAAAGAGGATATATTTAAAAGTTTAAAAGGCACTGATTTTAAATACGTTCATTGTGCAGTTAGTTCAACAGATGGTGTAGGCAAACTGTTTATGGGGAAGTATGGGTTTTTTGATAGGAGGTCGCCTGCTCAGAAAGAAAAGTGTATGCGTTCCTCTTTAGTTAATGGTGAGGAGTTTGTTGCCCAACATTTAACAGATGAATACCAAGAAGTTCCCACAAAAACGCTACATACTCTTTTAACAGAAAATAATATAAACCATGTTGATATATTAAAAGTAGATACAGAAGGGAATGATACAACTATTTTTGAAAGTTATGATTGGAGTGTTATGCCTGTTGAAATAATTACAGAAGACCATGTGGCAGTTAGAGGTAAAACCACACAATCGTATTGGGAAGAACAAGAAGTTTCTAAAAATAAAAAGTACGATATTTTAAAAAACAGAGGTTATGTTTTAACTAAGCAAGAAGATTGCAATAGTTATTGGGTGATACAAGACGGAGTCTATTGGAAAAAATAAGGAGAACCAAATGAAAAAGAAAGCAAAGAAAAGACCTTATAGAAGATACCCCCAAGATTTAGTAAATGAGGCACACAACTTGTACGATTTCGGCTGTAGCCGCGACGAAATAAAAGCAAAATGTAGTTTAAATGAGACAGAATTAGGTTATGTTCTTTACACAAGGGTTCCTTCTAGTGAATACAATGAGGAACTTGTTGAAGTAATAAAAAAAGCTAAAGCAGAGGCTGTAGGTTCTGCCCCTAAACTCCCACGCAAAAAAACTATTTTAGAAAGTTTTTTTGAATTCTTCACTTTAAAGGAACACAAATGAAAAAGCCATTAGAAGTACAGCGTTTAAATGAATCTTTAGATTCAAAAGACATACAAAGTGAAATTATCTACCTTGTAGATAAAATAGCTAAATCAGACATCGTTTGTTTGCATGAATCAGAAAAGAACTATGGAAACAGCTGGAAACAACGTGGTGGGCAAGGTGCGTTTATGATGCTTGCCCGAAAGTGGGACAGATTAGAGTTACAGTCCTCTGATTCAGAGTACGATATTTTCAAAGCTGTTTTAAAAGACGCTAGGGCAGAAGGTGTGATTGATGATATACGCGACCTTAGAAGGTACTTATTATTAGTGGAAGCTGAAGTCATAAGGTTAGATGTACTTTCAAAAAACACAATAAAAAACCCACCTACTCCTGAGGAAGCAAACTATCTTGCCTATGCTGAGTTTTTGGAGGATTCTTGTGAAACCCAAACCAACTGATTTAGATAAAACTACTAAAGTTGTTTGTGAGTGCGGAAAAGAAGAGCGTGAAGTCACTTTTAGAAATTTAAAAAACAGATGGCCTCATTGTAAAAAATGTAAAGAACCAATGAAAGTGATTTCAAATGCAGTTACCTCTATTTAAGCCACCTACTGAATGGGTTATGCCAGATGGCTACCCAGATTTAAGCTCTTACGAAGAAATAGCTATAGATTTAGAAACTAAAGACCCTAATTTAACTACAATGGGTTCGGGTTGGGCAAGGAAAGATGGACACATAATTGGTGTGGCAGTTGCAGTAACAGGAAATCAATGGTACTTTCCTATTAGACATGAAAATGGTCCTAATTTTGATCCTAAAGTCACATTAAGTTGGTTAAGAGATGTATGCAAAATTAATCGTGATTACGTTTTCCATAATGCTCAGTATGATGTTGGGTGGTTGCTCGCCGAAGATGTGTTTATCAAAGGGCGAATCGTGGATACGATGGTCGTTGCACCGCTGCTCGACGAAAATAGATTCAGTTACGCCCTCAACGCTATTGGCAGAGATTACTTACAAGAACGTAAGTCTGAAGTAGAATTACGAGAAGCAGCTGAAGCATTTGGAGTAAACGCTAAAAGTGAAATGTATAAACTACCTGCCGCGTATGTAGGAGCTTATGCAGAGCAAGATGCTTCTTTGACTTTACGTTTATGGGAGTTTTTTAAAGGATTAATAATTAAAGAAGAGATTGGTGATGTTTTAGATTTAGAGTTAAAAGTTCTCAAAACTATTATTCCTATGCGAGAACGTGGAGTAAGAGTTGATGTAGATAAAACAGAGCTAATAAAAATAGATTTAAAGCAACGAGAGAAAAAACTTTTAGATGATGTAGCTAAACAAACAGGAATCGCTGTAGAAATGTGGGCGGCTGAATCTGTAGCAAAAGTTTTTGATAAGTTAGGTTTAGATTACGCAAAAACAGAAAAAACTGGAGCTCCTAGTTTTACGAAAGGTTTTTTAAGTAACCACCCCCACGAGATAGCTCAAAAAATTGTGCAAGCAAGAGAGTTTAACAAAGCTCGTAGCACTTTTGTTGATACTATTTTAAAACATCAAATTAAAGGTCGTATTCACGCAGAGCTTCACCCACTGCGTAACGACCAAGGCGGCACAGTAACAGGAAGATTTAGCTACAGTAACCCAAATCTGCAACAAATACCTGCAAGGCATGGTGAAATCGGACCTATGATACGCAGTTTGTTTTTACCAGAACAAGATACATTGTGGGGTGCATTTGACTACTCTAGCCAAGAACCACGCATTGTTGTACATTATGCTAAGTTGATGAACTTCAGAGGGGCAATAGAGTTTGCCGAACAATATAATGAAGACCCTCGCACTGATTTCCACCAAATGGCGGCAGATATTGTTGGTGTCCCACGCAAGCAAGCTAAAGATATCAACCTTGGTTTATTTTATGGCATGGGGTCTAAAAAATTAGCGGCAAGCCTTGGTTTAGAATTTGAAGATGCAAAAGAATTATTTGCAACATACCACGAAAAAGTCCCTTTTGTGCGTGAACTCAGTGAATATTCTAGCAACAGAGCTAGCCAAAAAGGAGTAATCCGCACAGTTTTAGGACGCAGGTGCAGATTCGACAAATGGGAACCAAACAGATATGGCATTTGGAAACCTTTAAATTATCAAGAAGCTTTTAACGAACACGGACCTGCGATAAAACGAGCATTTACTTACAAAGCTCTTAATAAATTAATCCAGGGGAGTGCTGCTGACCAAACTAAAGCCGCGATGGTAGCTTTAAATGAAGAAGGCATATTACCTATGATTCAAGTTCACGATGAATTAGATATTTCTGTAGAAAATGAAAAACAAGCAAAAATAGTTACAGAAATAATGGAGAACTGTGTTAAACTAGAAGTCCCTTCAATAGTTGATGCAGAATTTGGACCAAATTGGGGGGAAGCAAAACAAACATTTACGGAGAAACCATGGACACGAGGACTAACGGGAAACCACAGCGAGATGCTAACTTAGAAGATGTATTAGAAAGATTAAAAGGCGGTCATATATTAAGATACCATACACGCCCAGATTGTAGCGATGGGCAAAATGTCGCAGCCCATACTTGGAGAGCAATGGTTATTTTACAGACTTTATGGCCTGATCTTTCAAAAAATGCTCTTTTACATTTAATGTATCATGATATTGCAGAAAGCAGAACAGGAGATATACCTGCGACAACTAAATGGGATTACGATCGTTTGGCAGTTGAGGTTGCTAAAATAGAATTTAAATACAACTGCGAATTAGGTGTTAATTTCCCTGTGACCGATAAAGAAAAAGATTGTTGTGATATAGCAGATAAATTAGAATTAGTTTTTCATTGTCAAAGAATGTATTTGCGAGGAAATTATCTTGCAGGAGATATTATTGTTAATGGTAGAGATTATTTAGACCATAAATATAGAGGTCGACCCCATTATGATATAGCTAAAAACGTACTTATTGAACTGTTAGATAATGATCTGAACCCTTCGGAGTAAATAAGAATAGTCCTGCTTTTAACTATATATTATAATATAAATATCAACAACATATGGAGAAAGATATGCCAGAAATTATAAACCCGACAGAAGCAGTAAAGCGTGTTTTTACAGATCTTCAAATATATGACATGAAAGCATTAGATACAACAGATGTTCATGGGCTTAACTTTAATATAGCCCATGAAGCTTCCAAAACATTAGAGTGGAAAACAGCAATAGATATTCTCGAAAACATAGCTGTTAACGATATTTATTTGTATAAGGCAGGAGGAGTAGCTACACCACATCTCAGAAGTGCAGTTCTTGCTTGTATTGATAGAGTAAAAAGGGGGTAGTGTGAATATATTTTTATTAGACTACGACCATGAAACTTGTGCTCGTTACCATTGCGACAAACACGTTGTCAAAATGCCTTTAGAAACAACACAGATGTTATGTACTGTTAATTGGCGATACAACCAAGAAGCTCCTTATAAACCTGTGCATCAAAAACACCCTTGTACTCTATGGGCAGGCGAAACTGTAAACAATTACAGATGGTTGTGGAAGTTAGGCATAAGTTTATGTAAAGAGTATACCTTCAGGTATAATAGAGTTCATGCTTGTGAGAAAATACTTGCCATTGTAAAAGATCCCCCTGTAGAATTAACTAATACAGGATTAACTAAATTTGCTCAGGCAATGCCCGACGAATATAAAAATGCAGATGTTATAAAAGCATATCACCAATATTATAATGGTGAAAAGAAAAGATTAGCAGTATGGAAAAAAAGAAAAACTCCCCCATTTATGATAATACCAACATTATCCAGTTCAAAAGACCAGACCCAGTTGTCCCAGTTACTATAATAGAGGAAGAAGTTGATATTGTGCTTTGTTCCTTATGTGGGTCTGCTTATTTTCATCTACTCTCTGAAGAACGCCATGGAATCGGTTGCTCTGATTGTGGGAGTAGAATCCAAGGACACTGGAGTGAGGGGAATAAAAAAGATTAAATAAAACTTATCAATTATAAAATCTTAAGGTATAAATTAATAGTAGTTAGTTTGACAGCGTCTAATTACACGGGATGCAGATTGTCTCTTTTATTAGAGTCCTTTACCTTTCTGTATCCCACCTTATAACTTTATACTCGCAGAAAGGAGTATTACAATGATGACAGGTAACGGAAAAAGCCACAATAATCAGGCTTTAAAAAAGAAATGTTCAGAAAGTTTTAAAGAAGGGTTAGGTCATTTTTATGGCACATCTACTTTTTATAAACCTCACCCAATAATCAGCAATTACGCCCTGTACACTGATGGAGTCCATTACTTCATAGAATACATGGGTGGTCGTGGAGCGTATTGGTTTACTGATAAAGTGTTTAGTGAGTTACTTTTACTCCAACCAGAACAGCCTTTTATGTCTATAAAACTTGTAGTTAACCCAGACTCTACCGCAGTAATTACCGCAGGAGATGGTAATGGTACTGAATTATGGAAGTCAGAAATATCTTATACCGATGCTTACGAGGGTACTTGGGAGTTTTTCTTTGAATCTAATTACAATGGCACTCATACATTGATGCTTCCTAGTGAGCGTTGATATGATTGTATGGAAAGTGATTCTAGTTACTTTGACTTTTTCTGGGCAGAACGATGTACATATACTTACAGAATCTGCTCAATTACAAGAGTGCGAAGTAGTGGCAGAAAATATTTATAAAGAAGTTGAGCAAAACCCCGAGTTTTTCGGGGTTTATGCTTTTTGTGCAGAGTTTCCTAATAAGAACGGAGTTTAAAAGCATGGAGTACTTAAATCAAATAGTACATTGTTTAAAATGTGATACCACATATCCAGAGCAAGAGCCTGTTGTTAAGGTTTGCCCTGACTGTGGCAACAAAGACATGATAGAAACTGTTTATTTGCAAGGAGAATGATTAAATGTCTATAGATGAAGAATATCATTCAGAGTTAAAAGACCAAGGTTATCATGAATGTTTAGATGAAGTTAAAGCATTAGTTGAAAAAATGCTTGAAAAAGTAGTAAGTGACCCACATACTTTTATGCCGATAATGTATAAAGTAGATAAACAGTGGCACGATCTTAAAAAATCAGAAGATGTATTAGTCGCTCTCACATCAGAGTTAGAAAAATTACCCTGAACAAATAAGATAAAAAAAGGCTTATCAATACTAATACTTTAAGTTAAAATAAAGTATATTAAATCCACAGAAAGGGATAAAAATGCCATTAAATTATGATTACAGTGCAGTCCATAACTGCGACATATATTGTGTAGAAGAGCGCACTAATAAAAAAGGTAAGATGGGTAAGTATCTTACCCCATTGACCAATACTTTAATTTTCGCTGGAAATGCTGTAGGTTTCGGCAAGATTACTGCTAAAAATTATAAACAGTATCACAATCGTATTGCTTTTTATGAAAACCAATATGGAGCTTTTTTATACACAAAACAAGGTGACCCTCGTTATATAAGATTGATTGATGTTTACCGCCATATTGGTCTACATACTAATTGGTCTAACAAAACTGAAGAAGAGTGGTTGCGTGATTTTTATAAAGGTAAAGTATATGAGATGAGAGATCCTTCGTCCGATAGGTTCAAAGAGTTTGTTAGTGAAGATTATCCAGGCCAATATGTAAAAGATGGTATTGCGATAGCTTGCCTTAGTGAAGAAGATTACTGTGGGCATGATGTGCGTTTAAAAGTAAAAATTGGTGAGGAAGGTGTTGATGCCTAGAACGTATAGTATGGTTAGAAACAACGTGGCTAGATATTTAAAGCTGTGTGAAGAAGAAAGTACAATCACTGGTCGTGTAGGCGACCTTTGGAGCCCCGATCATGAGATTGGGGCATTATCTTTTTTATGTAGCACTATTTGTTTTAGAAATGATGAAGCATATAATAAGCTGATTGTGATGTTGACCCAGAAACAAACTGCTAATGATGAATTAGCCAAAAGAGTTAAAAAAGTGAATACTGAAAATGATGCGTTATACAAGTGATTTCTGTAAAAAGTTTGCTGTTCATTATGATTCTTTAGTGCAGAACAATACTCATAAAAAAGCCCTTAATGAGTTGGTTAAGCAGTATGGCCTGACAAGATTACAAATAGAGTATATTTTGTCTACACGACCCGAAGCCCAAATAAAGAAGATTCCAATAAAAGAAAAAGATTATTTCTTAGGAAACTTGTGGCAATCCGTCAAAAATCTGCTATATTTAAATAGGTGATATATAAAATAATCGCCTGTCCTTGGTTAACTCATTACTGCCCTGCCATAATTGTATTCCCAAATGATTATAGCAGGGCGTTTTTTTAACCACTCTCCGAGGGGTCACAATATATACCACATAACACAGCACAATTTAAACTTTGACCTTTATCAGAGGCTCTAAAACCTTTCACTTTGTATAATAGGAGTAGATGTTCAGGATCAATGAAATTCGTTTTTATGATTTCATAATATCAGATATCTCAGTATCCACCTATCTACAATAGGTTACGAGGTAGAGTTAATACAAAAAGGACTATCTCTGACTCACTTTCTCAGTACGCGCGACATTTAAAACGATAAAAAAGAATTTACACTTTAGCGAATTCTACCCTATTATACAAAGTATCACCAGATTACGATAAATGCAGAAAGATATTTAATGGCTCTCGCAAAAGCAACTCACAAACCAACAATTGAAGTCGTCGCAAATCCTCGTTCAGAAAAAGGAATCACACCAAAACAAGAAGAGTTTTGTAGAATTTATGTTTGTGAAGACATTAGCCAGACAGAAGCCGCAGTAAGAGCAGGATATTCTGTAAAATCCGCCCACGCTATCGCTTCGCAATTACTCAATGGGCAACGATACCCCCACGTCGTACAAAGAATCCGTGAGTTAAAGCAAGAGCTCTCTAAAAAGTTTGAGGTAAGTTTTGAAAGCCACGTTAAAAAACTAGGTGAGATACGAGACGCATCAATTTCTGCAGGAAACTTTGCTGCTGCCGTTGCCGCTGAAAAATCTAGAGGCCAAGCCGCAGGACTATATATAGATCGTAAAGAAATCATGCATGGTAATATAGATCAAATGGATAAAGAGCAAGTTATGAAAGAAATAGAACGGCTGCAAAAAGAGTTCCCTGCTTTGCAGGTAAATAACACAGATGCAGTTTTAATAGAAAGCACAGCAGTAGATGTGACAAAACAAGACAAATAAAGATTGGTCAATTTAATTATCTAAAACTATACTATAAGTACATACATAATCGTAGAAAGGATTAATAATGGTAGATAAACCGCTCCCTAACGTGCGCTATTTCAACAAAGGTAAATCTCGTACAGTGTTGCATTTTGCAGACATCTCCTCAATAGGCGAGGCATATATTGTGTACCGCGAAGATGGGTTACTCGGACCGAAAAAGTACAGGACACAGGGCAATATCAAAGCATACAATAGCTATGATAATGCTAAACAAGATTATGATAAACGTATTAATTTTATAAAGGAGGCTGGATTTTAATATGGCAGATAGAAAGAAACATGGTATTTGGCTAACGCCTGATACCAAAGACGCTATGGATATAGTGGTTATGAACTTAGAAAAAGAGTGGGGATTTAAACCCAACAACAATCAAGTGATTGCTCATGTGTTAAAGTCGTATACCAAATATGTAGCGACAAACAAGTTTATCTCATAGTGGGTATTAAACCTGAGTCACGAATGTGGCATAAATTGCGTGACGGAACTAAGGACTTGGGCGTGTTTTGGACACGATTAGAATCATGGGCAAGTCCTGGTGTTCCTGACTTACACGGCATTGTAGACGGCAAGAGTTTTTGGATAGAATTGAAAGTCCACAGGTTAAAGTCGTTAAAGAAAATACAATTACGACCCCACCAGATCGCTTGGCAAATAAGATATGCTACCGAATTAGGGCGAGTTTGGAACTTGGTTGAGCAGCCTTCGTCAGGGACTGTCAATTTATTTCATGGTTCTAGGGCGATTGAGCTAGGAGCAGAAACCGAGAGTAAAGAAGATTTGATACCTGATTGGAGTTCCCCGATAAAATGCGATTACGAAGCTCTCCTCAAATATCTTCTATCATCTTGAGATTACGACGACTGTCCTTCATCGTCAATCCTCGTCAATCGTCATCAGTCTGTCGTTCATCGTCAATCATCCTCTATCCTCGGTCTTGATGAGACGATTCGTGATGATTTTTGATGATGAAAGAGGCCTCGGGCGAAGGATAATAAAAGATAATAAAAGAGCATAAAAGACTTGTCAGTAAACTATAGTTATGTTAGAAGAGTTATAGCACAGCTACAATGGCTCTGCACTAAGTCGTAGAAAGGACTTTACAATGTTAAAAGCAAATAAAAAATCCGCCCCAAAATCCAAAGCTAAAGCTAAATCTGTTGAGTTAGTCGTTACTGACCGCGAACTTTCATACTCTGAGATTCATGCGTTTGTTAATCAACACGCTGGAGGTAACATGGGCAATGTTTATATTGAGGCGTTAGACAATGTAGACTTAAAAAACCCTGAGCCAGTTCCTTTTGGTTATGGTGGCAAAGGCGAGGGCGTTCGTGCCACGATCCAAAACTGGGCATTGCATGGTGTTCCCGTCGGTGCTGGCAAAGTTGACCGCTCACTACGAGCTGTCCTTACTAAAGCGAAAAAACTAGGTCATTCGTCAACTAAACCTAATTGTATTCACGCCCTCATGCATGGTGGGTATACACCGTCAAGCAAGACCTGGATGAAACCATTTATTAAGCTTGTCGTTAAAGCTTAATATCCAGAACAACTTTGAGGGACGCATTTACTGCGTCCCTTTTTTTGTACCAGATTACGATATCTGGCGACAGATTACGACGACTCTCCCTTGAGGATATTTGATGACACGACCTGTCTATATATATAGACATATATAGAAGATATTTGATGACGGTCGGTTCTTTTTTTCTCTTTTTTTATCTACGAGTGTTGTCCGTACAAAGGCATATATAGTAGTGTGGTGGCACAAATTAATTAGTAGTAAAGGACTATATAATGAAAGATAACCCTAGCGAACCTGATATCTTCTGCATAGTAGAGGTAGAAACAGGTAGAATTTTTCAAGTGCATTGGGACGCTGAAAAAACAATTAGAAAAATGGAGGCATTAAACGAAGATTCCCCACATTCTTCTTTTACGATAAAAATTAACTACCACGAAGGGATGAACTAATGAAAAGCATAAGCGAACTGATCAACAACATCATAGAAGGTTGGGATCATGACCTTCCCGAGGTGCAACAAAACTTACACAGCTATGAGCCTGTATGGGACGCACTGCGTGAACGTGAGTTAGAACGTGACTATTATGGCACTGACGCACACCTTGAAGCTTTGCCAGATAGTGCAGAGCTACAGCGCATTGAAGCTCACCCAAAGTATGAGAGCTGATATGTTAGGTAAAATTTGGTTCTGGACACAACAGCTTATCGCAGTCATTAGTATAGCCGTAATCTGTATAGCAGTCTTATTTATCCCTCTGCTATGGGGTGGTTAATGTTCCTACTAATTCTAGTATGTGTGGTCATAGTCGCTATGGTCACACTTATTCACTTATTATACTAACCTCAAGCAGCTATTAGATTACAATAGCTGCCTGAGATTACAACGTCTGTCTCCTTTTTTCTCTATCATGAGACATCTATACGCGCATCTATATACTATATATCATCGCATATCGTCAAAAATCGGGTCAGCACCCCTCGTCAAAAATAATTAAAAATAATTGTCAAAAGGGGTTGCGGTTAAATATATACTAGTATATAAGAGTGTTATACCAACCACAAAGGTCGGTAGCCAAAAACCAGTAAAGGGGTAACAAAATGGCAAAAGCACTAAAAAACAAAAACGCAACAGCAACACCTAAAAGTGTTGTCATGGCAACACCAGCAGGTCAAGTAAATGGCGCGGCAATTTGGGCGTTTATAAATACCCATGCAGCAGGTCAGGCAAACAATGTACAAATTGTTTTACTACCCAATGCTGCCAAGGGTGTACCATTTGGTAACAATGGCAAAGCAGGTGGCGTTCGCCAAACAGTTCAAGGTTGGGTGCATAACGGCCACGCCAACGGTCACACTGTTGGCGCGGTATTAGGAGCAGGTACTAAACTAGGCCACAGCCGCAAAAATCCAGTATGCTTAATGGCTTATTTAAATGGCGGCTACAGCCCTAGCTCTAGCACATGGGGTACAGCATTCGCTCAGCTAGTGGTCAGCCCACAGCCTACCAAATAGGTTACAGGGTTGGCGGTTTACAGCCGCCAACCTACCCACCAAACAGCCCCCCCTCCCCCCAAACCCCCCCTGACGAAGAAGTCTGGTTAGGGCGTCAGGCGTAACCAAGTTTGACACAGTTTATCGAGTACCAAATAAATATTACCAAAAAAACCGACTTTGACACACTTACCCCCTTATTGTGTGTATTGATAATAGGTTCATTGCCCTGTGAAATTTTTCGATGTATAGAGAATATATCGATTTTGATGGTGGGTTACTTTTAATGGATGTAGAGTTAGTACCTGAAGACCAATTAAAAAAGTATGCTACTTTATTAGATAGAGCTTCTACGCTTGTGCAGAGTGCGAAGGCTAAAGAAGATTTCATGACGTATACTAAGACGGTTTGGCCTGAGTTTATTAATGGACGCCACCATGGAATTATGGCGGAGAAGTTTAACCGATTGGCGAAGGGCGAGTTAAAACGATTAATTGTTAATATGCCCCCGAGACATACTAAGAGTGAGTTTGGCAGTTATTTATTGCCTAGTTGGTTGATGGGCAGAAACCCACGTTTAAAGATAATGCAGACTACGCATACTGCTGAGTTAGCTTTTAGGTTTGGACGTAAGGTAAGAAACTTGATGAATTCGCGAGATTACACAAAAGTTTTCCAAGATGTCCAATTACGTGCTGACAGCCAAGCGGCAGGCCGTTGGGAGACGGATAAAGGTGGTGAGTATTTTGCGGCAGGTGTTGGCGGAGCGGTGACGGGTCGTGGTGCAGATTTATTAATAATTGACGATCCGCATAGTGAACAAGATGCATTAAGTCCTACTGCTTTAGAACACGCTTATGAGTGGTATACTTCTGGTCCACGGCAGCGGTTACAACCAGGAGGTAGTATCGTTATTATTATGACGCGTTGGGCAGAGAACGATTTAACAGGTAAACTTTTGCGGCAACAGGGGCGCGATATACTTGCCGATAAGTGGGAAGTAGTAGAATTCCCTGCTTTAATGCCAGAAACAAATAATCCTTTATGGCCTGAGTATTGGTCTAAAGATGATTTATTAGCCGTTAAAGGTAGTTTATCTGTGGGCAAATGGGAAGCCCAATGGCAACAAAACCCTACGAGCGAGCAAAGTGCTATTATAAAACGCGATTGGTGGCAGGTTTGGGAGAAAGATGATTTACCCCCTATAGAATATATTATGCAATCTTATGATACGGCATTTAGCAAACAGACTAATGCTGATTTTAGTGCTATAACTACATGGGGGGTTTTTTACCCTGATGAAGGTAAAACGGCTAATGTTATTTTAATGGATGCAAAACGCGGTAGGTGGGACTTCCCCGACCTTAGACGCAGGGCATTAGAAGAATATAAGTATTGGGATCCTGAATGTGTGATAATTGAAGCAAAAGCTTCTGGTATGCCTTTAACCCAAGAATTAAGGACAATGGGCATTCCTGTGGTAAATTATAGCCCTAGTAGGGGGAACGATAAATTCACAAGAGTAAATTCGATTGCTCCTATCTTCGAAAGTGGTATGGTGTGGTCACCAGATACCCGATGGGCTGAAGAAGTTATTGAAGAGTGTGCCGCGTTTCCAGCAGGGGAACATGACGATTACGTAGATACGGTGACTCAAGCGTTAAGGAGATTTAGAGAAGGTGGATTCATTCAACACCCTGAAGATTATGAAGATGTTGAATCTGCCCCTGTACAAAGGATATATTACTAATGGCTATAAATGACCGTCCGAGCAATGTTGATCGTTCTTTATTAAACCCTGCTAGTGGATTAAGTTTTGAAGAAGATAATTTACTGCAACAAGAAGATGATTTTTTAAATGTTATAGTAGAAGAAGCTGATGATGAAAGTGTTGAAGTAACTTTCGGTGAAGATGCCCCTATGGGTGAGGAGCCTGAGAACTTTTTCGACAATTTAGCAGATTTTATGGAGCAGTCTTCTTTAGAAGATATCTCTTCTTACATTGTAGGTAGTGTTGAAGATGATAAATCTAGCCGTGAAGATTGGGCAGATACTTATATTAAAGGGTTAGATTTACTTGGTTTGAAGTATGAATCTCGTACAGAACCTTTTAATGGTGCAACTGGTGTTATCCACCCAATATTAAATGAAGCTGTAACACAATTTCAAGCACAGGCGTATAAAGAAATGTTACCTTCTAGTGGTCCTGTTAGGGCTACTATAGTAGGCACACCTAGTTTAGAAATAGAGCAACAAGCTTCACGCGTACAAGATTATATGAATTATCAAATAATGTACCAGATGGAGGAGTACGAGCCAGAGTTCGACCAGATGTTATACTACTTAGGGTTAGCAGGTAGTTCGTTTAAAAAAGTTTACCGCGATGATACATTGGGTCGCCCTGTTAGCAAATTTATTCCTGCTGAAGATGTTATTGCTCCTTACACAGCTACAGATTTAAAATCAGCAGAGCGTATTACCCATGTATTGCGTATGTCTTCTAATGAACTTCGCAAACAACAGGTTATGGGTTTTTACCGTGATATAGAAATTTCTGAAGAATCTGAAAATAGTCCTGATGAAGTTCAAGAAACTTATAATAAATTAGAAGGAAGATCTCCTACAGGTAGTTCTGAAGATAGTGAGATAACTTTATATGAGTGCCATTGTTACTTGGACATTCCTGAGTACACTGATGTAGATGCAGAAAATAATGAGACAGGTATTAAGCTGCCATACATTGTAACTGTTGCTGTAGATAGTGGTGAAGTATTAAGTGTTCGTAGAAATTATTCTCCTGATGATGTATTAAAATCTAAGATCCCACATTTTGTACAATACAAATTTACTCCAGGATTAGGGTTTTATGGGTTTGGTTTAATACATTTATTAGGCAATTTATCTCGCACAGCTACAGCTAACTTACGCCAGTTAATAGATTCAGGCACTCTCAGCAATATGCCAGCAGGTTTTAAAGCTAGAGGTATGCGTATTGCTGATGATCAAAATCCTATACAACCAGGAGAGTTTAGAGATGTAGATGTTCCAGGAGGAGATCTAAAAGCATCTTTAATGCCTTTACCGTATAAAGAACCTTCTAATACGTTATTTCAATTAATGGGCTTTGTTATAGAATCTGCCCAGAAGTTTATTGGCAATACTGATATAGGTGTAGCTGATGGCAACCAAGAAATGCCAGTTGGCACAACAATCGCGTTATTAGAACGTGGGGCAAGAATAATTAGTGCGGTGCATAAACGTCTACACGCAAGTATGAAACAAGAATTAAAAATGCTTGCTAGGCTATTTGCAGAAGATCCTGTTCCTTACCCATATGAAGTTGGTGCTGATGCCCAGATAAAAATTCAAGACTTTGATAACCGTGTAGATGTACTGCCTGTTAGTGATCCTAATATTTTTAGTATGTCGCAAAGGGTTGTTTTAGCACAAGAGCAATTAAAATTAGCACAAGCAGCACCAGAGCTCCATAATACTTACGAAGCTTACCGCAGAATGTACGAAGCTTTAGGTGTCCATAATATCGAACAATTATTAAAACCAGAAGAGTTACCAAAGCCCACTGACCCTGCGACTGAGAACCAAATGTCAAGTGCAGCGGCAGGGGGTCAAACTAAATTGCAAGCATACCCTGAACAAGACCACGATAGCCATATTGCAGTGCATTCTGCGTATATGAATAGTAGAGTTGCACAAATGCAACCCCCAGTTTTAATGACGTTAGAAAAACATATCTACGAGCATTTAGGTATGAAGGCACAAGTTATACACGATCAACAAATGGCACAAAACCCACAATCGCAACAACAACCACCTGAAGAGCATGATAAAATGATTGCACAAATACAGGCACAAGTAATTGCAGAGTACCAACAACAAAACCCTGTTCCAGAAGAAACTGATCCTTTAGTTGAAATAAAACGCCAAGAGGTTGCTTTAAAAGGCCAACAAGTGCAAGCTGATACACAATACGATCAACAGAAGTTATCATTAGATGCACAAAAACAACAAGAGAATGCAGAGATAGCTAGGGAAAGAAATGATACGACAGAAGAGATAGCAATTATGAGGGCTAATATCGCAATGCAAAAACAAAACGGACAAAGATAGAGGAGTTTAGTATGGCATTAGGAATGAGTCCAGGACAAGCTCAAGCTATGGGGCAAGGTTATCAGGGCGGAGATACAATGGGTAGTCCTAGTGGTGTAGCTCCTGGAGGTGATGAACCTGCAATAAATAGCCCACTAATGATGAGCATAAATAATCAACTCGCAGACCAACAAAATAATAAAAACTTAGGAATTGTAGGGGTTTTGTTTGGCGGAAATAAAGCTCGCACTAATTATTTTGATAATGTTATGCCCCCTGATGTGTACAATACATATGGTATTACACCACCAGATCAAAGTATAAGTATAATGCCAGAAAATCAAAATTTAAATATGCAGGAAAAAAGTCCTTTCTCAGGGATAACGAGCAATTTTAATATTCCTTTAGGGGGTGGGGATTTAAATCTGCTTAACCCTTTAAAAGGTTCAGTAGGATTTCAATACAAATATGAAAAATAAAAAGGAGAAAACAAATGCCAATGGTTAACGGGAAAAAATATCCCTATACAAAAAAAGGGAAAACAGCAGCTAAAGAAGCTAAATTAAAAATGCGCGGTGGTGGTGAAGTCACAACAGGATTCCCTGATTTAACTGGCGATGGTAAAGTCACTAGAAAAGACATACTTAAAGGCCGTGGCGTACAAGGCATGAAGGGCGGAGGTTATGTTGAAGACGACCGTGTTAAAATGATGCATGGTGGTGATGTTGCAACTGAATCTGCTAAACAGGGCAAAGGCAAAGGCAACGGTAGAATGACATGTCGTGGCATGGGCGCAATGGTTAAAGGTGGAAGTTTTACAATATCATGAGTAAACCTAAAGGCTTATACGCTAACATTGCGGCAAAGAAAGCCAGAATCGCAGCAGGTTCTGGAGAAAAAATGCGTAAAAAAGGATCTGACGGAGCTCCTGCTTTAGATGCTTTTGCTAAAATTAAACAAAAAACACAAAAACTGCGTTCTGGTGGAGCAGTTAACAAAAGAAAAAAGATGCGTTACGGTGGAGCAGTTAACAAAAAGAAAAAATAATATGAAAAACAAATGGATATGGATAGGGTTGGGAATAGCTATATTTATTGCTGTAATTTTCTACGGTGTAGATAGAGCGATGTGTACTCCTCCCTGCATT